TTCTCAATACCTATACTTAAAGGTTTATACGTTTTGACAACATCAAAGATTTTATTAGCTGTCTCATCCAGAGTCCAGCGACCATATACGATATCCTCAACAAACCAACCTTCTTCTGACACCCATACAATGGATATAGCTGATTGATCCAAACGTGAGGTGTTACCTTTGGCTTTGGATACATCTTGGAATCCTGCGAGGTCAATGGCAACGTAGTAGTCTCCAGTGCCTTCAGGTTTTTTACCAAAGTTGAGCCAGTCTTCTTTGAACATCTCAGAACCTTGGTTCTTAAAGGAAGCCATGAACTCTTGTTGGAAAGCATGAGTAGACATACTCTTCTTAGCCATGTTGATTTCATCATCATCTAATGTTTCATTATCATACGAAGTGAAGTGCCATGCAGCGAAGGATGGATCATCATCGGTTAGCTCGGCATACTTGTATAGATCATAGAAGTGATTACGTCCCTTGGGTGTGCCTATGAATAAGCAGCCACCCTTTTGATCCGCTAATGCAGGTCTTAGGATTTCTTCAAATACTTCAGGCTTCATGTCGCCATACTCATCCATGACTAGATACTTCAAGGAGACGCCTCGCATCGTATCAGGCCTATCAGCACCCTTAAGGGAGATAGTGGAACCATTGATGAGGGTTATCTGCATGTTGTTTATATGAGCTTGTGCGATCACTGGAGAGCCTAGCTCTAACAGGAGCTTCCATAGAATGTCCCTAGCTTGACCCTGAGTGGGTGCAACGTAGAAGACATGGGAATTGGGGAGGGTTGCTTGGAGAGCATTAACAATGAGAAGCCAAGCTGCTAGGCGAGATTTACCACAACGTCTGCCAGCAGCTACAACCTTGAACCGAGTATCATCGGCCCATACTGTCTTTTGCCACTTTAATAATTCAATTTGTAAGTCTGACATTAGACAACCTCGTAAGTAGCATCAGTGATATCATCGTCCTCTGGAGTTTCTTTAGTTCCTGAGACACTAGCACCACCGATACCAGTAATGTTAATTTGTATAGCACTCTTGCCACCACCTTTGACAACCTCTTGTTCAAAGGCTGCTGTAGGAGCTACACGATCCATGACAAGTTTCCATGCACTAGCTTGGTGTTTATGATCATCATCCAGTGCAGCATTAAAGATAGCCTCCAGCACTTTGGCTGACTTAGGTGAGGCTAACATTCTTGATTTGTATTCATTGATTATCGTTGCATCACCCTTGGGGCGGCCTATAATTCCCTTGGGCTTCTTAAGTGACGCTGCTGGCGGCCTACCCTTACGCTTAGTAGTTGTCGCGGGCATATAGTTCTTATTCCTTCTACCACTCTTGGTGAGCGGTGTGCCGTCCTCATGGACGCCGTAGGGATGTTCTTTAGGTTCTGACATTGCAATTATCCTTAGTGGGTTGCTTTGATTTACATATTGTGCTCTAGACGATACCGTGCGAGTCGTTGTATCCACGCACCATCGTGATTTAACTTACCGAAGAACGTATCACAAGGCTGACATATCAGACCTCTCTTCTCTCCAGTAATACCATCAACATCTAAGGTTAAGGTATCAGCAGGTACACTCTCTTTACAACAAGGACACTGGGTTTCGTTAGTCATATTATTTACTTCCTTCTTACTAAGGTTCAAGGGACAAGTGGCTGCTGAGTAAGCAACAGACGGTGGTTAATTAGACCACTCACACTTGTTAAACTGGTGTCTTAAGTAACTTAAGGCTGACCAAACAACACTTAGGTTCGTGTCCAGAATCCACAGGATGCTTTGGACTACTTAAGTGTCTTAAGACTCTTTTGTTTAATTCTTTAGTTTGATACATAATGAATAAATAAAGGAATAAACTAAAGAGTCTTTGTTACAAACGTTTATAACTTAAGTATAGTATAGCATACTTTAAATCTAAAGTCAAGTTTATTGCTGAAATAAGCTAAATTAAATGATAATTACTAAGTATTCTAACCTAAGTTGGACATAAGGCCTTTGGTCAATCTTGGGTCAGTCTTGGGTCAGTCTTTAGTCTCACTTTTGGCCATTATGTTAACTTAAGGTGGAGTGATGTTTGTCTAATGTTATCAATTGCTTACCCGAGTCTTGGGATACTAAGGTTTCTTTAGTTACTTGGGGCAACTTAAGGCCTTGGGGAACCAAAATTACCCTATTTTATGTGCCTGAGGGAGCCGTAGGTAAAGCTACGCGTCATCCCGCCCCCGCCCCCGAGTTATCCACAGCCTATCCCCAAGCCTTAGGTGCCTATATAGCTCGGGTTCAGGGCACAGCGGGTAACATTAGCCAACATCAGGCCTTAAGTTATCCACAGCCTCACCACAGTCCACCTTGGACACGCCTCAAGTGTACCGAAGTTCGCCTATCTACCAAAGGTAGCATAAGTTATACACACGTTACACACAGCCTACTTAAGGTAACATACAGGCAACAGTGGTCAGCCTAAGGCCTTGGGTTATCTTCAGTCATTATGTTTCATATAGTTGACATGTGTGTGCCTAGGTGCCTGCCTCTGGCCCCTTCTTGTACGTCTTAGCTCACATACGTCAGCACAGACAACCACAGTCAACCACAGACCACCACAGACACCTCAGTCAACCGCAGACACCTAGGTCAGCATGATGCGTAATAAGGTATCAACAGATCATTATGATTCATTATAGGTCATCAAGGACACTTACATAATAAGTATTGCTATCTATAGTTAGATGTGCTATTCGCGCCCGTTCCTCTTTATGCTAGACCTTAGACACTTGAGATACCTCTATATAGGTAGCATTAAATTAATTGCATTTAATTGTATATTTATTTGCAAATAGGGTTGCACTCTTCTACAGACCTGTTATTATAGCTACATGGTCATTAAGCAACACGACCAAGGGGGCAGCAACCAACCTCCGCTCTGGCCCTAATGTGCTAAGAGTTCTACCACAGGGTGGTGACGAACGTGTAAACACGGGACGGTGGAGTCGAACAGACAAGAGCCTCAGACTAGCAGAACGGACTAGTCAGTAAGAATATAGAAAATGCTTAGTAGTAAGCATCATGAGTCTAGGTAAGCCGTTGTCAGATACTGACGGTAAACAGGCCAGCATGATGTTAGCAGTATGAGTACCTAGTACCCTTAGGGGCGCTTGAATCTAAAGGTTATCCGAATAGATTCCACAAGCGCCCCTAAGATGTTTTACCATTTACTTAGGTCGGATAGACACTGAGTAAATAGGCTAAGGCATTACGCACCACATTAACAAGGCCTCACACTGGGGCCACAATCAGACCAAGATAAACAAAGGAACTAACATTATGATCATTTCAAACGTAACACCATATAACTTTCACGAAGCCTTTAACACCATGCGTCCTGACGACTTTAGTTACGATGCACTAGAAGCTTTATATACTTATCTTGATGACTTGTCAGATGATATAGGCGAACCAATAGAGCTAGACGTAATAGCCATTTGTTGTGACTTTGCAGAATATACTACAGTAGCCGAAGCATTAGCAGCATATAGCCTTGAGTCGCTTGAAGAGCTACAGGACAACACAATGGTACTTGAGTTAGCCACTGGCGGCTTGGTTATCCAACAATTCTAAATACAAGGAAATAAAATTATGCGTTTAATCGAGAAGCAAATGGTCGAAGCAATTGCCACTAAGGTAGCATGGTCTAAAGACAATACCGAGGTTATGTATTATACCTCGCACGACTTGAGCCATATACGCCTACATGGGCATCATATTGCTTTTTATGATCACGCTAAGGGTACATTAGTGCCTAACCTAGACACACTAGCCACATGGCCCACAGCAACCACAAAGAGCCGCCTACGCGCCCTAGGTGTCAATGTCTACACACGTAAAGGCATTACATACGTTAATGAAATAGAGGTAGCATAATGCTTAACAAGATATTAATAACAGCACTCACACTCGATGCCATTTATGTGGCTCATATATTTGGTATCATAAGCTAAACACACACCCTATAGAGGTAACAGCACAATGAAAGACTATAAAACACGCTCAGGCCTCATACAGTCGCCGCTAGTGGCCCAAGCCCTTAAGCGCCACAAGCGTACCACCTTGACATTGAGTAGCTTAGGCGCTGTTATTGGCTGCTTGCTGGTGGTCTTTGCCACACACGTAGCCCTAAGCTAAACATAACTAAACTGGAGTAATACAATATGGAAAACGCGCTAGACTGGGCCGAGGCCTTAGATAATACATTTAATAACGCTGTGGTCTGTTATGTGTACGACAAGCCTGCAGACAAGAAGGTCTTGAGGTTAGTCTGGAATTATGACCCAGTAACCTATAATACCTACCCTTTCGTCAGCGGCGCTGAGAATTGGCGACACGCTGAACCCTTAACCATACCAACCATTGAGGTTAACAAATGACTGAACTGACTGAACTAGAACGCCTACAGCAAAAGGTTGTAGACGCTAAAGCTGCTTATGATAAAGCAAGACAAGCGCTATCCAACTGCCTAAAGGAGCAATACAAATGATAACTAAAGGCCCCGAACTAGTAGAAAGTATGACTTTTAACTGCCCCGCTGATAATCCTATTCTCAAGTTATCTAAAGAGGGGTTTTT